CATGCACGCCCTCCAGCGCCAACTCGCGCAGGGTGCGCACATACTCGATCACGGCCGCGGAGGCGGTGCCGCCGATCTCCAGGAGCTTGGCGTCGCCGTTCTCGCTGAGCACGAGCGCGTTGCCGCCGCCGCGCACGAGGTCGCCCTGCGGGCCGGCGGGTTCGCGGATCATCAGCATTGGATCGGAACTGTATTTCAGGCCGCGCCCGGCCTGAGACAGTTGGTAGTCGATCTCGATGGAGGTCTCGACAGCGGGGCGGAAGGTGCAGGCGCCGTCGATGCCGTCGGGGCCGCCGGGGAGGTTGCGGATCCAGACCAGCGGCACGAAGCCGAGATCGTGCCGCACGCGGCGGGAGAAATTGATATTGGCGTCCATGACAACGTAGATGCTGCGCTTCCTCGCATCAAAAAGACAATATTTTGTTGACTTTATTTGAGTTGTTGCTTCGTTAATACCTCAATAAATTATTCCTCATCAGCTTCTTCTGGCCCTAGAAAAATCTCTAGACTTTGGCGCTTCCCCCATTGATTGGGCAGAAGTTTAATTAAATTCGAATATCTCTCAAATTCTATGACGCCGTGATCCAGCAGAGCTGCTAGATACCCCCTCATAGATATTGTCGTAAGCTCCCTGGATTTACCGAACTCTAAATGTCTCTTTATCATCCCTTCAAGCTCGCATTCCGAGGGCACGATAATTTCTTTTTTATTTAATTCGACCATTTTACAACTCCATATTTTGTATATACTGTTATACTCGTTACCGTCTTCCCTTTCTCCTCGATTGCTCCTCTAGCTCGGGCAATGCCGCGTTCTGCGATCTCCTTAGTAGCACCAGGCACTGAAGTTGCATCAATAACAATATCTGTCGATTGTCTTGAAGAATTTGCAATCCTTGTGCTTATACGCGCAGAGACGCGCTCCGGATCAGTCTCGTCCGAGGGATCCATCGTCTTCAATTCGTATCTAACGCCATCAACGAAAAAGTCAGCTGTCGGTGATTTCGGGTCTCTTGGAATAGCCTCGACCTTATGCCCTTCTGCAACCCGCGCTTCAGCCCAGCGGCGCTCGGCCTCCGTCAATTTGACGAGCGATCCTAACAGTTGGCCACGCTCGCGGCCACCGGGATCGTCGCCTGGATCGGGCAATCCAGGCACCACCGAACCTGCTGATCCCTGGTGCGGTAGCTGTTCCGAGGCCGGATCATCCACCTCCGCTGGAAATGCTGCACCGAGGAACAGATGCCCGATCGCGGCGGTATACTCTCCGCGTCGGATTTCCTCCGCCGCGTATTGCCAGCGCCGTCGCGCCCGCTCGTTCGCCGGGCCTCCCATGTCGGGGTTCGGCACAGGCAGAGGAGCCAGCGGGATTAACGGTGCGGTCTACACCGAAAGTTGCGCCTGCACGATCCGGCTGCCACCCCAGCGAAAGGAAGGGCGAAAACTGTGGCGCCGCACCGCAGCGACCTCCTGCGGCTTGGTGCCGTTGCCGATCCAGCCATGGCCCTGGCGTCCCTGGTATTGCCAGCCGTCGCTCGCGCTCAATGACGTGGCTCCGATTCGACGTCAATGCGTGCCATCTCCGCGTCGATGTCGTCCACGCCGTAGATATCCGCGATCGAGCGCAGCGCCGTCGCCCGCGACAGCAGACCCGCATCGGTCAGCGCCGACAGCGTCGCCGCATCCTGCTGCGCCTCGGCCGCGGTCTGTGGATACCAGCGCGGCCAAACCAGCGAGATTTTCCCCGCCGTGTCCAGCACGCCGACCTTCTCCCCATCCGCCACCAGCGCACAACGCTGCGAGGCCAGCACGATCATCCTCAGAAGTGAGAGAATCCCCGCGCCGTAGCTCACGCGCAGATTGTCGGCGAGCCAGATCAGCCCCTGGTTCATCAGCTCCAGCGCCCGGCCACTCTGCGCCGCAGCGATGCGGTCGGCACTGCTGCGGTTGCCATGCACGCCCTCCAGCGCCAACTCGCGCAGGGTGCGCACATACTCGATCACGGCCGCGGAGGCGGTGCCGCCGATCTCCAGGAGCTTGGCGTCGCCGTTCTCG